GGGGTGTAGCGCAGTCCGGTTAGCGCACCTGCTTTGGGAGCAGGGGGTCGTGGGTTCGAATCCCGCTACCCCGACTACAAAAAGAGGGTTATTAAGTTCAAAGTTTTTCGGGGTGTAGCGCAGTCCGGTTAGCGCACCTGCTTTGGGAGCAGGGGGTCGTGGGTTCGAATCCCGCTACCCCGACGAAAAAATCAAGTCAAGAAAAATTGAATGGTGTCGAGCTGATACAGTTTGTATCGGCTTTTTTCGTTTATGTAAATTAGACACAATTATACCCCGTTTTGGGGCAAATAAAGAGGGTATTTCTTTGAACTATCTTTGAACATGTTTCTCTATTTGCATCCGTTTAGGGGAAATTAAAGCAATCTCCTATCAAATTACCCCGATTCAAGCTGTTTAATGCAATTTTAAACATTTAAAAAACATTAAAACAGTATGGCAACATTTAAAGCGATCGTTTTCCAAACAGGAAGACATATAAAACAAGATGGAACATCAAATATAAAAATTAGAATCTATCATAATAGAGAATCCCAGTATATAGCAACCAGCTACTATATCCGCCCAGAAAACATGGACGCCTCCGGCCGGATCCTACCCAACGTACCAAACAGTGAAATGATAGAGTACGAAATAAATGCGTATATCCAAAAGATCAGGAGAGAGTATTTGAAGCTAGGACAAGAAAGAACCCAATTTATGTCATGTAAGGACCTAAAAGAAGAAATAGAAAAATCATTAGTTCCTGATGCCGAATTTATAGACTTCGTAGAGTTTACCCAAAATATAGTAATTCAAACGGAAAAGAGAAAAACTGCCGATTGGTACAGATCCTCTATCGATACCCTATGTTGGTACATGAAAAGAAAAAAGATAGATATAAAACTTATCACTTCATTCCTGCTGAATAAGATGATCAAAGACTTATATCACTCTGGACCTGCCGGCACACCTTTAGAACCAGGCACGGTAAGCCACTATCTTAGGGGGATAAGAGCATTGTATAACAAAGCAAAACTCTATTATAATAACGAAGACTTTGATATTATAAGGATTCCCGGCGACCCATTCAAGAAAGTTGAAATCCCGGAGTATCGGAGAAAACGGAAGAATATAGATACCAACACCTTATTAAAAATCCGAGATTTTCAGTCTGATAAGAAATGTACTAATATGGCTCGTGATGTCTTTATGATGATGTTCTATATGATGGGAATCAATATCAATGATCTATATAGTATATCATGTGAACGTCGTGGAAGGCTGGAATACACACGTTCAAAAACAAAAACGCGGAACAATCATGAACAAATACCGCTTTCGATAAAAATAGAACCAGAACTCCGCATCCTCCTTGATAAATACACAGAGGGTTATTTCCTCTCCTACTTTCATACCAACTATTGTAACTTGAATAATTTCATGCGTGCAATTAATAATGGGCTGAAAGACATTTGCTTGAATTTAGAGATTGATTTTAAAGTTACTACTAATTGGGCTCGCCACACATGGGCTAGTTTAGCAAGAAATAAAGCCGGAGTACCAAAAGCTGACATCGACTTCTGCCTCGGCCATGTGAACAATGACTATAAAATGGCTGATATCTACATTGATATAGATTATAGTATTTGCGACAAGGCAAATCGCGCTGTATTGGATTTATTGCAAAAAAAAGAAGAAAAAAAAGACTGAAACGTTTGCAAATACAAAAACTCTCTCTATATTTGCAGACATAATGGTGTTGAGCTGGATAAAACAATGATTTTATCCGGCTTTTGTTGTTCCTATACAATTCAATAGCTTTTAATTACTGAAACCTATCTCCTCTTTATGTTATGCGCCAAAAAACAATGACGCATGGAAATTACAGTATCAAAAACAGCTTTATCAGATAAGCTAAAATCAGTCGGGCGAATTATACAGCCTAAAAACTCATTACCTGCCTATGACAACTTTTTGTTTGTTGTCGATGAATTTGGAGTCATTCTAGTAACCGCAGGAGAAGAAGGAGGACGCATCTCTACAAACATTGATGGTGCCGCAGACTTCACCAATTACACTTTTATGGCTAATGCCAAAACATTACTTGACGGATTAAAAGAGATTCCCGAACAACCCTTGATTATATCCATCCTCGAAAAGGAGTTGATTGTTAAGTATGCAAACGGTAAGTTCTCAATACCACTTGAAAAAGGAGATCAATACCCATCTATGAGCACGGATGATACTGCCAGCCCAATTCTCGTATCAGGCAACGATCTATTATACGGAATAAGGCAAGTATTGTTTTGTAGTGCTAATGATGAACTTCGCCCAGTACTGAACGGAGTTTATTTTGATATAGGCCTGGATTCTATGTCTTTTGTTGCAACTGATGGCACTCGTCTAGCGATGATTGAGAATCCGTCTCCTTACACACGAAAAGAGCGGGCGGCTTTCATCCTACCAAGCAAGTTTGCTAAAGTACTTTCTAACATTGTTCCGGAAGATTGCATGGAAGTAGAAATCTCGGTAAACAAGACCAATATTTTAATTGAATTTGATTCATACCGGTTAATCTGTCGTATGATCGAAGGCCGGTTCCCTAATTATCGTGCTGTTATCCCTCAAAAACAACCTAATCGTGCAGTATTAAAGAAGACTGATATAGTATCAGCTCTAAAGCGTGTATCTGTCTTCTGTTCCGAATCCTCATCCTTGGTGGTACTCAAGTTTGATTCTACTTCTCTTAAAATTGAAACTCATGATTTAGACTTTTCTAAATCAGCAGAAGAAACGATCACCCTGCAGTCAGGCTGTAATATTGAAATTGGTTTTAAGAGCAGCTTCTTAATAGAAATGATAAATAACATTCCTTCGGAAGATATTACTATCAGCATGAGTGATCCATCAAAAGCCTCAATCTTTACCCGCTGCGATGAAGAAGTTCGTAGCTTGACTTATCTATTAATGCCTTTATCAATTAATTATTAATGCTATGGGAAAAGAATATCAATCACCTAAACAGGTTATTCAATCGTATTTGGAAGAGAGAGCAAAGAGTGATCCCCTCTTTGTCACTTCCTACACAAAGCCAAACAAAAATATTGATGAATGTTACAACTATATCATAGGAGAAGCAAAAAAACGCGGTGGTAGTGTTGTATGTATGTCTGACGATGAAGTATTCGGATTGGCAGTTCATTACTATGATGAAGATGATATCAAAGTTAGTAAGCAGCCTGCAACAAAAGCAGTTGTTTCTAATCGACCTGAAAAGAAAAAGGAACTTATACCATCTATTGAGAAGCCCAAACCGGAGCAGATTGCTAATAATAAACGTAAAGGAAAGAAAAAGGAAATACCTTCCGGACAATTTTTATTATTTGAAGACTTATGAGACCAAGAACAAAGTTACAGCTTAGAGTTGTTAATTTAAGTAGCCAGCTACCTAATATTGAGAGTTTGATGATTGACTGGGCTAAGAATGAGTGTTTGAAACATATAGGATATGCAACCAAGTCACGTATTATCTGTATGGAGTGCGGCCAACGCTTCGCTCCGGAACTTGTAAAACGTAAACGTGCTGTTTGTCCTCATTGTGATACGTCTTTGAAAATAGAACAGTCGAGGAAGCGTATCAATAAACAGACAATGTTTATTGGCAAGGCAGAAATTTGTGAGGAATTCCAAGTTATCCGAAGCTTTGAATTGATTGCTTACTATCAGGCAGAAGCGAATCCTCGTTATTTTATTCGTGAGATACTGCAACATTGGATAAAAGATGATGGCAACCGGGAGGTAGTAGCTCGTGCTAACAATACGGGACATTGTGGATGGTGTGGAGATTTGGAGATACGTAATAAAGTTGTTGGATCATATTATTACAGTTGTAGTAATGATGTTTATTGTGAACGCTATCATCCAGCCTCCGTCTTTAGACCTAAGTATATTCAAATGGGTATAGATTGTAAATTACGCGGTATGTCATTTCTTACTGCTACCAATATAATTCCCCATTCTCCCAAGGCTGAAACACTTCTAAAGGCAAGACGTTATGAATTAATAGATCATTTCGAGGGACACCGTTACAAGATTGATATGTATTGGCCGTCTATTAAAATTTGCCTTCGAAATAAATATCGGATTAAGGATGTTTCCATGTGGTTTGATTATCTGAAACTACTTGAACATTATCGTAAGGATCTGCATAACGCCCATTACGTTTGTCCTAAGAATCTAAAAAAAGCCCATGACTTGTATGTGGCGAGAAAGAAACGTGATGATGAAAAAGAACGCAAGGCTAAAGAAATGCAACAATTGCTTAAACTCAAGAAGGATGCAGAGAATTATATCAAAGAAAAATCGAAGTTCTTTGACCTAAAAATGTCTGATGGTAAAATAGTCGTAGTACCGCTCAAAAGTCTTGAAGAGTTTCAACAAGAAGGTGAAATCATGCACCATTGCGTCTTTACAAATAAATATTATAAAGAAAAGGATTCACTCATTCTTTCTGCTCGAATCGGCAAGAAACATATTGAGACCGTAGAGGTCAATTTAAAAACATTCAGTATTGTTCAGTCCCGTGGAGCCTGCAATAGTAATACCGAGTACCATAACCGTATTATCGGACTCGTGAAAAAAAATATGAACTTAATACGTCAGAAACTGACGGCATAGCATACAATGACCTATATAGATTATATAAACCAATTTTGGAAGATGAATCGAAGTGTAGAATTCAGCCCGAACGAAGTCTTTTTGTACTTCTATCTCTTGAATGAGTGCAATATTCGGGGTTGGCAGAATCCGTTTGAGCATCCCAACAAGACTATCGTCCTCGCAACCGGTATATCAGAGAAAACCGTCATTGAAGTTAGGAACAGATTGCAGCAAAAAGGTTTAATAACCTTCGAATCGGGTAAGAAGAATGCGAAATCGCCAGTTTATTACTTACTTGACGAAAGTAAAACGGTAAGTAAAGAGGTAAGTAAAAGAGTAAGTAAAAGAGTAAGTAAAACGGTAAACATTAATAATAAGACTAAAGACAATAAGACTATAACTCTCTCACGCGCATGCGTGGGAGAGCTGTTTCCGGAAGATAGTTTTTTCGATAAGTCTTTAGAAGAATGCTATCAGGAACTGAAATCTAATCAGTCATGGGCGGAAACTGTAACGATGAATACTCGTTCTTCCGGTTATGATGAATTTACGATAGAAGCCTTTTACGAGTGTTTGAAGCAATTCTTTATGAAACTACAAAATGAGGGTGAAACGACAAAGTCGCCAAAAGGCGCGATGTCTCACTTTGCCCGATGGTTGAAATTAGAACTAAGCAACAAAAAAGATGGAAAAAGTAAGAGAACAGATACAGATTCAGAAACAAAAATTAAAGTGCGGACCATCAAGCTATGACCCGATTGCTTTTAAGAATTCGATGAATTTGTTCCGAAGATGTTGTTTATATGTATGCCCAAATTTTTGCGTTGACGATCGAAATCGCGAAATCATGAATGAGATTTTTTTATATCTCATCGGAGGGTCGAACGTTTTAGACCGCAGCAAAGGATTGTGGCTATATGGTTCTGTAGGAACCGGAAAATCCTGCATATTGAAAATCATACAGATGTATGACAGGTATAGCAACGGAAAAGACAAAACAGGATATTACCTACAGGGAGGATTCCCGATAGAGGCAGCAGCTTTCGTAGCTAACCAGTATTGCAAGAAAGGCATTGACGGAATCTTAAGTTATGACGGTTCAAATGGAATAGCGTTAGGTCTGGATGAAGTCGGACGAGAGCCTAAGGTAAAGCATTACGGGACAGAGATGGATGTGATACAGTACATACTTCAAATGAGATACGACAACAGGAGAAGTTGTACAACATTCGTGACTACTAATTTATTTCCGGAAGAGATTCATTTAAAATATGGGGAATATATTGCCGATCGAGTTAACGAAATGTTTAATGTTGTGGAAATCGGAGGTAAAAGTCGAAGATAATTGTATCTTTGAAAACTATTATAAAAAAACAAAAAACCATGAAAGAAAAAAAACAGCAACAAGAAGATGATAATCAATTTAACATGAACCTTCTTTACGCACCTGAATTAGAAAAAGCTGTATTGGGTACATTAATGACTGACAAAAAGGCTTATGCGTTAATAAGTGATATTCTTCGTCCAGAATCTTTTTATGAATATCGACATCAACTGATATATGCTGCAATAATTACCCTCGCGGTCAATCAAATGCCGATAGATATTCTAACTGTAAAGGAGCAACTTAGCAAACGAGGCGAATTAGATAAAATTGGAGGACCAGCTTATATAACTCACTTGAGTAGCAAAGTAGCATCATCGTCTCAAACGCAGTATCACGCCCGAATCATTGCACAAAAGTATATATCCCGCCAATTACTTGCACTTGCAACAGATATTCGCTTAAAAGTATTCGATGAAACCCAAGATGTAGAAGATTTAATTTCGGAAATCAGAGGAAAGCTGACTGATATATCCTCATTAAATACGGAACATGATTGTATTCAGATTAACCCCGTGATTGATGAAGTCTATAAACTAATTCAGAAGGCAGCTACACGAACTGATGGACTAAGTGGTTTGGAAAGTGGATTCACTAGATTGGATAAAATGACATGTGGCTGGCAGAATGGTGATTTGATTACTATAGGAGCACGTCCTGCAATGGGGAAAACAGCATTTATTATATCTATGCTAAGAAATATGGCGGTCAACTTCAGAATTCCAGTCGCTTTGTTTTCTCTTGAAATGAGCAATGTGCAGTTAGTCAATCGTCTTATCACCAATGTCTGCGAAATTCCAAGTGAGAAAATCAAGAGCGGACAGCTTGCCTGTTATGAGTGGCAGCAATTGGACTATAAACTAAAAGATTTGCAAGACGCTCCTCTTTATGTAGATGACTCACCACTTATGAAAATGGATATTTTGTGTAATAAGGCACATTATTTAGTAAAAGAAAAGGGTGTTAAGTTGATTGCTATCGACTATGTTCAATTGTTATATAATGACATCAAATATACAGAGAATAGATATTCGGAAATAAATTACTTCACAAGAAGATTAAAATCTTTAGCAAAAGAGCTGAATATTCCTATTATTATTACATCGCAATTGAATCGGGCAATTGAATCTCGTGAAGGGATTGATGCTAAACGTCCTCAGTTAATAGATTTACGTGATAGTGGTACATTATGCGATGATTCTGATATGGTTCTTTTTTTACATCGGCCAGAATATTATAAGATTTTTCAAGATGATCGAGGAAACGATATGCGAGGTATGGCAGAAGTAATTATTGCTAAGCATCGTAACGGTGCACTAGGTGAAATATTATTGCGATTCAAAGGCGAATTCTGTCGCTTTTCAAATCCAGAGGAAGACATATGTATTCCCATGCCTGGTGAACCCATCGGTACGAAACTTGGTTCTTCTTCAATCTCTAAAACCAAAGTGCCATTCTCTATAGATAATCAAATTAAAGATGATGGTCCATTACCTTTTTAAAATATTCGCTGAATTAATTTTCTCTTCAATATTTTTTCTATCTTTGTAAAAGAATGGTGTTGCGCCGGATTTTGAAGAAAAAATCCGGCATTTGTTATTTGTAAGTTACTGAAACACTAAAGTATTCTCTTTGCTATGTCATACTTAATTTAAAAAATTAAAATTATGGCAAGTGAAGCAGTAAATAATTACATAACTAAACGCTACGAACGCTGGCTTGATTACTCTTTGTATCATTGTGGGCTTGCTGGTATTTCAGACGAAGCAACAGACGTCTTGAATGAGGTCATTTGTTCGCTCCTTCAAAAGAAAAGCAGGTTACTGGATAAATTACTTGAGACAAAAAGAAATGGCTATACAGAACTTGATTTCTTTGTTTTGAAGATGATAAAGCTAAACGCATCCTCTCCTACTTCACAGTATAGGAGTAGATACAAGCCCCTGCCTGTGGATGATAATGTAGATTATTCCAGGCTAGATATTGAGGATATTTCAGATGAATCAGAAGATCGAAACGCTGAAATATTAGACAAGCTGCACATAGTAAGGGAAACATTCGAAAGCCTAAACCTTGGTACGACAGCTACCCGCGTTTTTGAGTATCGTTTCTTCCATGATGGAAATTTCTCTGAATGGGAAGGCCCAGAGACATTGAAGCAGCTATATGAAATATATAATGGAGTGCAGGAACTTATTAGAAAGAAAATAAATGGAAATTCATTGTTCTAATTTGTAATATTATTACTTTTGAAAAAAAATAATAAAAGCATGAATACAGAAGAAAACATGATTCCGATAGAACCTTATCTTAAGGACTTTAAACAATATCTTGATGCAAATTCAAGATGTATACTATCTGCTAAATTTGGAAATGGAAAAAGCTATTTTATTAGCAACTTTATGAAGGATTATTCTGAAGAATATTTGTTTATTCCTATATATCCAGTGAATTACCAGGTTATGGATAATAAAGATATATTCGAATTGATAAAAAGGGATATATTAATCAGACTACTCTCAAGTGAGGAAATTAATATCAATGAAATAGAATTGAATACTGCTTCATTGTTCTATTACTTTTTCACGACCAATCCAGGAGATAAACTTTTCAACATTTTAAGTGTAATCCCTGATATAAATTTCTATGGGGTTGATATTAATATTACTAGCGTAATTAAAAAACTGAAAGAAGTCAAGAATAAATTTGATACGTATAAGGAACGATTTGTGTCTGTTGATAAAACATCTGAATTATATATTACCCAATTTGAAGCTTTAAAAGGATCAATATACGAGTTTGATGCTATTTCGCAATTGATATGTGATATAATTCACGAATATAAAGCGAAGTGTTCCAGTAAGAAAGTGGTGTTGATTATAGAAGATCTTGACAGAATAGATCCTGCTCACATCTTTAGAATTCTAAATGTATTTTCAGCTCATTTTGATAGACATACACCAGGTGTTGTCGAATTTGAAACAACCTGTGGAGGTAACAAGTTTTGTTTAGACAAAATTATTTCAGTTTGTGATATTGATAATATCAAGAATATATATGCGCATATTTATGGAGAAAAGACTGATTTTATAGGTTATATAAGCAAATTCTCAAACAGCAAAGAATATATCTATTCTTTAAAGGAAAAAGTGAAATGGTATATTACTAATGTGTTATTGGATAAAGATTTGGAGAAATACCACAAAATCTGTGACATACTATCAGATATCATAATTTCATCGATGGATAATAGAGAAACTGTAGAAAGTAATTTGCGTATAATAAAGGAACGTATAGTTAATGCTAATAAACTAATAAGGGCCCAAAATATAATACTAAATCAAAGATTTGCAGGCAAATATCTAACTTATGATTCAGACTTTACAAAGTTGTTAGCTTTATTGAAAGCATTTGGATTCAACTTCACTGATATTGATATAGAGTCTGCTTTTGATGAATTTGTGAGGATAATAGGTAAATACTGGGCTTTAGCTTCTACGTTTGACAAAAAAATTACTTTTGAAGTTAAAAAAAATAAGATAGAAATTTCATATTATAGAGAAATAACACATGGGATTGGAGATTACCAATTGTATACTTCTCTTTATAATTGTATTGAGGGTGATCAAATTATAGACTTTGATATATCGGGCTTGGATACAGAAGCAAGACCTATATCATTAATCTTTGGTCAGATTAATAATATAGTCGCTTATCTTAATAGAAAATTCATTATTTAAATTAAAAACAGCATTTAAGAGAATACATAATGAAAGAAAACAGCCAAGGAGTTTATATTTTAGTTGAAATTCCTTGGTCATGGAAGAAAAAGTAGAAATTAAGATTGATCCCCGGAACTATCGTATCCATGGGGACGAAAACAAGCGGCTTATCCACAAAAGCCTTGTTGAATGTGGAGCTGGTCGGTCCGTATTGGCCGACCGTGATAATGTGTTAATCGCTGGAAACGGCGTCTATGGTAACCATTCTATTTTCCGCCTTGACATAAGTTGTTAGCCGCCATATCTTTGC